ATGATCTAAATATCCCTGAAAACGTTAGCGTAAGTCATGATTAAGGGCGATCAGGTCATAATCGGTCAACCGCCGATCGATCTCGGCTCAGATCGGCTGCTATCGGTTTTGCCGCCGTCAACAGCTGCCACTTATGGCAATCCGACACCCAGAATCCATACTCCGCTTAATGATTTACCGTCTAGGGGCTTCGATTTGATCGATTTAGCCGCTGAAATACTCCCAGAGGGGCTTATGCCATGGCAAAAGTTTGCGCTGGAGCACACGCACAAATACAAACCCGACGGGCGCTGGAATACGCCTACAAATTGTATCGTCGTCGCACGTCAAAATGGCAAAAGTTTTTTACAGCAAATCAGAATTTTAGGCGGCTTATTTTTATGGGACGAGCCGCTTCAAATTGGATCAGCTCATAGATTAGCAACGTCGCTGGAGCAATTTCGCCAGCTAGTTAACCTAATCGAAAGCTCAGAAATGCTATCTAAGCGCGTACAGCGTATTAGGTGGAGTCATGGCTCAGAGGAAATCGAAGTTAAAGGTACGACCGGGCAAATTAACCGATTTATCGTAAAGGCTGGCGGCTCAGCTGCTCGAGGCGTTTCTGCGCCATCGGCAATCCATTTAGACGAGCTTCGAGAGATGAAAGATTTAGAATCTTACGCCTCTTTGAGATATACGCTTATGGCTGCCAAGAATCCAATGATTATGAGCTACACAAACGCGGGCGATTCGCACTCGGTCGTTTTAAATGCGTTTCGAGAGCGTGGGCTTGCGGCTGCGGCTGGAGCTGACGACGACATCGGGTATTTTGAGTGGAGCGCACCGACCGACGATATTCAGCTCGAATCTAATTGGCTTGCTGCCAATCCTGCGATCGGTCACACGATTAACATCGACAACATACAGGCGGTTCTAAATGATCCGCCCGAGGTCGTACAAACCGAAGTCTTATGCCGATGGGTTCAAACTATCTCGAGCATTATTGGAGCAAACGAGTGGAATAATTGCCATGATGAAAGCGTCGATCTTGATCCTGAGAAGCTGACATGGCTGGCGCTTGATATTTCACCGGATCGCAAATTCTGCGCGTTAGTTGGCGCTCAGAAATTAGGCGATGAACGCTTCGTCGTAAAGCTGCTCCACACATGGGAGAATTCCGTACAGCTCGACGATCGAGAGATCGCAAATGAAGCTGCCAAATACTGTCGGAAGTACCCGCTAGAGTATTTGCTATACAGTCGCCGAACTAGCGGCGCGGTTGCGGCTAGATTTCAGCCAGCGGGTATTCCAATTTTTGACATGGACTCGGTTTATCCTCAGAGCTGCGACGAGCTATTGGGTGCGATCAATTCCGGGCGATTGCGTCATCGAGGACAGAGCGATTTAACTAAACAAATTCTTTCGGCTGTCCAATTAAAGCGCGGCGATGGTGGCTGGGTAATCGGACGTCGAGCTTCGCAAGCTGCGGTTTGCGCTGCGGTAGCGACGGCGCTAGTGACACACTTCGCGACACGCCCAGAGATGGACTTCGATATAATGACAGGTTAGTGATATACGCCTGACACAATTCGCGCATGGGTATTCGTGATCTCTTTGCGTCAAGGGTTGAAGCTGTAGTGCCGTCTCAAAATTCCGATATTGAGGCTTCAGTTTCTCCAGTCTTTGCGCTTGATTCGATCTATACCTTTAACGGTGGCGCTACTCAGGCAACGCGCGAGGAAGCTATGAGTGTTCCTACGATCGCTCGTGCTCGCGGGATCATCTGTTCGTCCATTGCTTCGATCGGGTTACAACTCCGGGATAATACGACGGGGCTAGAAGTGCCAGCGCCCCGCGTAATTCGTGATCCCGATCCACGCGTACCGGGTAGCGCAACCTATGTTTGGACAGCTGAGGATTTATTATTTTACGGTTATGCCTATTGGCAAATTACCGAATTATTTGCCGACACTATGCGTATTCGTTCCGTTCAGCGAATCGTGCCAACACGCGTCGGCGTATTTTTAAATAATAACGGAACCGAAGTTATGTATTACACGATTGACGGAAAACAAATTCCTGATTCTGGTGTTGGATCGTTAATTGTATTTTATGGAAATGACGAAGGATTATTAAATCGCGCGGGTCGCACAATTCGCACAGGTGCGGAGCTAGAACGCGCAGCTGCTAACTATGCGCGCGAGCCAGTTCCATCAATGGTATTAAAATCAAACGGCACAGCGCTACCAGCTGATCGAATTGCTAAATTGTTAGAGTCATGGGGCGTTGCTCGACGTAATCGTTCGACCGCGTTTTTAAATGCGGACGTCGAATTACAGACAGTCGGATTTGATCCTGAAAAATTACAGCTTGCCGCTGCGCGTTCATACATCGCAACAGAATTGGCAAGGGCGATTGGTATTCCGGCATTTTACGTTGACGCCGAAACTGGATCAAGCATGACGTACTCCAACGCGAACGTTACTCGCAAAACTTTGCTTGATTTCTCTTTGATTCCGCTAATGACAAGCATAAGCACTCGTTTATCTATGCCGGATTTCGTTCCGTCAACACAATCAGTTCATTTTAAATTAGAGGATTACTTACGCGGAAGCGAAGCCGAACGTGTAGCAATTTACAAAACATTATTTGAAATCGGCGCAATCAGCGTCGAGGAAATCCGACAAGCTGAGGACATGATCAAATGAAACTAAACATGCCGCTAACAATTACGTCAGCCGATAGTGAATCTCGCACTATCACCGGACGAGTCGTAACGTGGAACGAAACTGGGGCAACGTCAGCTGGACTAACGACGTTTAAACCAGAATCTATTGCCACAAAAAACGTTAAATTATTACTAGAACACGATCGCACACGACCAATCGGAAAGGTTTTATCAATGACCGCAACCGAACAGGGAATCGACGCGACATTTAAGATCGCGGAGACAACAGCCGGAAACGACGCATTAGTGGAAGCCGCGACAGGTCTCCGCGATGGTTTTAGTGTCGGCGTTAAAGTTAACGCACACGATTTCGTCGATGGCGTCCTGGTCGTCGCAAAAGGTTCGCTCGATGAAGTCAGTTTGGTTTCTGATCCTGCGATCGATAGCGCTCGCGTTAGCCAAGTAGCTGCGAGCGAAACAGAGACCGATGAAGTCGAATCAACCGATGAGAATTCTGATCCTACAAATGAGGAAACAGAAGAAACAAATCCAACAACCGAAGGAGAACAAGTGTCAGACACTACCGTTCCAGAGAGCGCCGCTGCCGAAACGGTAGAAGCGTCTAAGCATGTACCAATGGCGTACACCGCGCCACGTTCACCTATTGTCGATAAGGTTTCTTATTTACAGTATTCACTCAAGGCGTCAGTTTTACACGACGAGGACGCTCGCCAATATGTCAAAGCTGCGGATAACACAACTTCAACAGCTCCGGGCATGGTTCCAACACCTCAGAGCCGCACAGTTATCAACGCGTTAGCAAATGCTGATCGCGGCATGATCGACGCACTATCACGCGAAGCTCTTAGCGCAACAGGTATGACTTTTGAACTTCCAAAGGTCACAGCTGTGCCAACCGTTTCAAACATCGCTGAAAATGCTGCGGTTACAGAATCAAATTTAAGCGCAACTTACATTTCAGTTTCAGTAAACTCATTTAAGGGTCGCGCAATCTCAACAGTCGAACTTATCGATCGTTCAGACCCAAGCTACCTAACAGCGTTGCTCCAGAATCTTGAGTTCGCTTACGCAAAAGCTACAGATCAATTCGCTGTCGGAACTATTGCTGGAGCTGGTCAACAGACAGGCGTTAACGCTAACACAGCTGCGGGATTCCTTGCTTACACATCACAAGCCGCTGGCGCTGTTTATTCATCGTCACTCGGCTTCGCTCGTAACCTAGTAGTTAGCCCCGGACAATGGACTAATATCATGGGTTACAACGACAATGGCGCACCTCTTTACAATGCGGCGCAACCATCAAACGCGGCTGGAAATGTTCGTGGCGATTCACTTCGCGGCGTAGTTTCACCGGGTCTAAATCTATTCGTTTCACGTTCAATCGGAAACGCTGGCCCAACTACATCGACAGGCGATTTCTCAATGGTCGTCGTCAACCCAGACGCATGGACATGGTACGAAAGCCCACGTTTTGAGCTGCGTACTAATATCCAATCCGATGGAACCGTCGATATTCTTTACTACGGTTACGCGGCAATCGCTCCAAAGATTCCATTTGGCGCATGCTGGAACCAGACCTGAGATAACTAAATAATCATCGGTCGTTTCGCTCCCGAGGCGACCGAGCAGAATCGAGAGAGGAACGCTAATGCCACAAATAGTCACAGCGCAAGAACTTCGCGACGTGCTAGGTGTTAGCGTTTCTCTTTACTCGGACGCATATCTGGATCTGATGATCGAAAGCGCCGAGGGCGCGATCTTGCCGTTGCTAACTGGTTATCAGTCAGCAATTACAGGAATCGAAGTCAAAGATGGCATGGCGTTTTACACAACTCAACGCATAAATTATTTCGTACCGGGTCAAGCTGTCATTATTTCGGGCTGCGGAGCTGCGTTTGATTTAACCGTTACGGTCAACGATCACAGAATCGCGCCATACATATTTACAACAGCAACAGCAGCACCAGATCAAATCTTTACACCTAAAATTCCAGCTGGTCTAGCCGTACTTAATGGCTCAACAGCTGACGATCTATATTCAGGCGTCGCGCCAGTAAAGTCGGCGCTCCTAGTCGTATCGGTCGAGGTCTTTCAGTCGATCACAGCTCCGGGCAATACTTCGGCACAGGTTGACTTTAATCCATCGCCTTTCGTGCTAGGACGCTCATTACAAAATCGCGTAGTCGGTTTATTAGCTCCATTTATCGACGTCGAAACTATGGGTCAATAATGCCTACCAGTATTCAGGCTGACGTTCGTGCGCCACTAGCGACCGCTCTCGCTGGCGTAACGGCTTCGGTCTATGAATCAGTACCCGAGGCGGTTATTCCGCCCGCTGCGATTATCGTGCCGGGTACTCCATATTTGGAAACAACACTAATTAGCAGCTCGATCCAATTAAAGGTCAATTTTACAATCTCAGCCGCCGTCGCTTATAACAATAACGCGGGCGCTCTCGATAATCTCGAGAAGCTTCTCATACAGATTCTCGCGGCTATTCCGTCGGGATATATTGTCGGCGACGTATCGCGTCCGTCGATCGTTGCGTTAGGTTCGAGTAATTTACTTATTTCGGATATTGACGTTAGCACTTACTACAAACAGGAAAACTAGGAGACAAAATGCCAACAACAATCGTAACCGGGCGCGATATTACTTTCACCATCGATGGTGATACTTATGACGCTCAAGCAACAGCCGCAACACTTACAATCGAAAGCACAATAAATACATATCAGACTTTAGACGGAAAAAGTTACTACACTACCGATTCGCAAGGTACTTTCGACGTCGAAATGCTTGCCGACTGGACAGCTGGCGGATCATTATGCGCTTCGTTATGGAACGCCGCTGATAGCGCACCTAATACGCCACTAGCGGTCGTATTTACTGCCGCAAGCGGATCAGTCTTTAATTTCAGCGTACAGCCAATATTCCCAAGCGCGGGCGGAACAGCACCAGACGCCCAGACTGTATCTCTCAGCTTTACATGCGTGACAACACCAACACTATAGAAAAGAAATCGGGAGCATGAAACTACAAATACATATCGAAACAACAGACGGCATGACAGTTACCACAACAGCGCAACCACCAGAGTTCGCAAAGTGGGAACAAAAGACCGGCTACACAATTCAACAGGCTCAGGAAAAGATCGGAATTTCCGACTTAATGTTTCTAGCGTGGAACGCTTTAAGACGTGAGGCAGCTGGTAAGCCAGTCAAACCTTACGAAATTTGGTGCGAGATGGTAGTCGATATTACGGTTGGAGAAACTGAAAGCCCAAAAGCTACAGCCGAGGAAGCCTAAGCTACTTAATCGTAGAACTGTCGATCGCGACAGGGATTCCGATGAGTGAGTGGGTTGACGCGGCGGATATATTGACAGCGCTCGAGATATTGGAGAAACGAAATGGCGGAAAGTAAGGAAGTCGTACAATACGACAAAGCCGAACTCCGTCGCGTTACTGGCGCGTTTAAAGCTATGGACGAGGAAGCTGTTAACCAAGCTAAAGAACAATCGAGTGCGCTGGCTACCTATTTACAGGGAAAGATCAAATCGGCTGCTGGTTCGCTTAATTCCGCTTCGGTTGCTGGTCGAATTGCTGAGGGTTCAAAGGTAAGTAAGTCATCTAAGATCGGTGAAATTTCGTTTGGTTTTGCTGGACAAAAATTCAGCGGCGGCGCAACGACTAAAGATTTATGGGGCGGCTCAGAATTTGGATCAAATAAATATAAGCAATTTCCAATTTGGTCGGGATCAACTGGGCGCGGATCGACTGGCTATTTTATTTATCCAACGCTTCGAGCTGAGCAAAGTTACCTAATTGCTGAATGGGAAAAGGCTTTCACTACGATAGTTAAGAGGTTTGACTAATGGCTGATGGATCAAGAACGCTCAAACTCTCGATTCTGGCTGACGTCGATAATCTTAAAAAAGGATTAAATACAGCCGCCGACGAAACCGAATCGTTTGGTACAAAGTTAGGCAATTTCGGAAAAGTCGCCGGGGCTGCGTTTGCGGCAGCTGGCGTGGCTGCTGCTGCTTATGCTGGAAAACTATTGGTGGATGGCGTTAAGTCAGCGCTAGAGGACGAAGCAGCACAGGCAAAACTTGCGTTAACCTTAAAAAATGTAGCTGGCGCAACCGATCAAGTGATCGCAAATACTGAAATTTGGATATCGAATATGGGTCGCGCGTTTGGCGTTGCTGACGATCAATTACGCCCAGCTTATGAAAGATTGGCACGAGCTACGGGATCAGTCGAGGAAGCTCAAAAACTGGCAACGTTATCGCTGGATATTGCGGCTGGTACTGGTAAATCTTTAGAGGCTGTATCAAACGCGTTAGGTAAAGCATATGAGGGTAATACTGCCTCACTAGGAAAATTAGGTATTGGATTAGATAAAGCCGAATTAAAATCCATGACGCTGGACGAAGTTACGGCTAAATTGTCCGAGACATTTGGCGGTCAGGCTTCGGCACAAGCTGACACATTTCAAGGCAAATTGGCACGTTTGAGTCTTACATTTGACGAAGCTAAAGAGACAGCAGGAGCGTTCGTACTTAATGCTCTAACGCCGCTAGTCGATTTTATAGTCACTAAAGCAATTCCAATACTTAGCGATTTAGGTTCACAAGTCGGAGAGAAGTTAAGTCCGGTGTTTGGAAGTATTAGCAATTTTGTTACGGAAACCGTAATTCCATCATTTACAGCTTTATACAATTACATTATAACTTATGTAATTCCAGTCATGAAAAATTATTTAACTCCAATTTTACAAGGCGTTAAATCTGTATTTGGCGCGATCAGCGACGCCATATCTGAAAATGCTGGATTTTTTAAATTACTAGGAATAGGTCTTTCTGCGTTTTTAGTTATTGCTAAACCTGTTGCGTCGTTTATTGGTACGACATTTAAGGCAGCGTTTAACGGTATCGCATTTATTATCGATGGAGTTTCTTTAGCAATCAAAGTGCTGGTTGGTTCAATCAACGGAATTATCACAGGTCTAAATTTACTTATTTCAGGCTATAACATAGTGAACAATTTAAAGCCCGGGTCTAAAGATTTACCACCAATTCCTAAACTGGCTAAAGGCGGCATGGTTTCAGCAAATAAACCGTACATAGTGGGAGAAGTCGGTGCGGAGCTTTTCGTGCCATCATCAGGCGGTCGCATAGTGCCAAATAACAAATTAGGCGGCGGTGGAAATATCTACATCAACGTATCTGGCGCAATCGATCAGGAAGGCACAGCTCGTCGGATCGTTGACGTTTTAAATAACAGTTTCTATCGTGGCACTAATGGCGCAAACGCGTTGGCTTTCTAATGACAGTATTTAACCCAGTCTGGCGCGTAAAGATTCAAGGCGTCGAATACACAACTTATACGCTGGCAAATCTAACTATTACAAGCGGTCGAAATAATATCTATCAGCAAGCGCAAGCGGGCTATTGTAATTTAGAGCTGTTAAACCTAACTCAGGCAATCGTTAACATAAATATAAACGATTCAGTCACAATTGAGTTACAGGATTCGACAGCTACTTACGTTCCAATATTCGGCGGAACAGTCGTCGATTTTGGCGTTGAGATCATTACAGCTGGCGCGGTCGGAATAAATCAAGTTTTAAAGATAACCGCACTAGGAGCGCTAAGTCGCTTACCTAAAGCGCTGACAGATGGCGTTCTAAGTCAGGATTTCGACGGCGATCAAATCTGGACAGTTTTACAGGATTTATTATTAAATAATTGGGGCGAAGTTCCGGCGGCTTTAACATGGGCAAACTACAACCCGACCGAAACGTGGGCTAATGCCCAGAACGTAGGATTAGGCGAGATCGATCGTCCGGGAAATTATGAACTAGCTCAGAGATCATCGGATCGGGTGGATATTTATTCGTTGGTTTCAGCGCTTGCCACGTCTGGTCTAGGTTACATTTATGAGGACGGCAGCGGGCTTATTAGCTATGCCGATTCGACTCACCGATCGATCTATCTAGCGACTAACGGCTACACAGACGTAACCGCTAATCATGCGCTATTTAACGGGCTTAAAATTGAAACCCGAGCTGGCGACGTCCGAAATGACGTGACTCTTAAATACAACACTAATTCAAACAACGAAGTAAGCGCTCAGGATATTAACTCAATCGACATTTACGGGCGTTTAGCTCAAGTCATTACGACCACAGTTAAACACGCTGCGGACGCTCAAGATCAAGCCGATTTTTACCTAACGCTTCGAGCTACGCCTCAGGCAAACTTTACGTCAATCACTTACCAGCTTACAAACCCAGAGCTAGACGACCAAGATCGCGATTCGCTTATAAACGTATTTATGGGCTTACCACTTAGAATCAGCGACTTACCAGCAAATATGGCGTCTGGAACGTTTCTAGGATTCGTCGAGGGCTGGTCATTTAAAGCTGCCTATAATGAAATCGCCATAACGCTGAATCTTTCGCCACTAAGTTATTCATTACAAGCTTTGAAGTGGGAGCAAGTTTCTATCGCGGAATCGTGGAATACTATATCTGGGGTACTAACGTGGCAAACTGCGTTGGTCGTGGCATAAGGAGAAAAAATGACAAACCCGACGAGTAACTTCGGCTGGCAAATGCCAACACCGACGGACTTAGTTACCGATTTACCAGCTGATTTCGAGGTATTTGGTCAAGCGGTCGATACTTCGATGGCTGATCTAAAGGGCGGCACTACTGGTCAAATTCTGTCTAAAGCGTCCGCAACAGACATGGATTTCACATGGATTACTAACGATGTTGGCGATATAACCGCCGTAAACGTAACCGCACCGATTACAGGCGGCGGCAGCTCTGGCGCTGTAACTATTGGAGTTAGTGCTGCTTCGACAAGCGCGTCAGGCGTTGTTCAGCTAAGCGACTCAACTTCGACAACTTCAAGCGTTTTGGCTTCAACACCAACAGCTACAAAATCAGCTTACGATTTAGCAACTACAGCAAATACAGCAGCGGGAACAGCTCAGACAACAGCTAACGCAGCTATTCCAAAATCAACAGTTACCACATCGGGCGACGTAATTTACGCAACTGGGTCAAGCGCTGTAACACGTTTAGGAATTGGATCAACTGGTCAGGTTTTAACCGTTTCAGGTGGAGCGCCAGCATGGGCAACACCATCAAGCGGTTCAAATCAATTTTTTGCTGGCAAAAATAAATTGATCAATGCTGATTTTTATATAAATCAGCGCGGTTTTACTTCGACAACAACAAGTTCAAATTATGGTTTTGACCGTTGGATTTATGGTGCGGTAGGTGGCACAGCAACTTATTCAGCACAGACTTTTACGGCTGGGGCAGCTCCAGTATCAGGTTACGAGGGTAAAAACTATGCTCGTTTAGTAACGGCTTCACAAAGCGCCGCAACCGATTTTTGTTATATATATCAGAGAATCGAGGACGTTCGAAATTTTGCTGGTCAAACTGTAACAGTTTCATTTTGGGCAAAAGCCGCGACTGGAACTCCTAGTGTAGGAGTGGTACTAGAGCAGCAATTTGGAACAGGTGGTTCAGGCAATGCGGTGACATCTGGCGGATTAGCTACAATTTCTACTTCATGGGCTAGATATTCTAAAACTATTGCTGTTCCCTCAATTAGTGGGAAAACTATTGGAACTGGACTGGTCGCTCTCGCCGTCGGTTTAATGACTAGCGTTGGAACATCTATTTCAGCTGCCGGTTATCCAGCGGTAGGAATTCAAAACGCGACGATCGATTTCTGGGGAATCCAAATCGAAGCTGGATCAACAGCAACAGATTTTCAAACCGCCAGCGGTTCAATAGGTGGAGAATTGGCATTGTGCCAACGTTATTGCTACGTCGTACAGGGTAACGCAACTAATGCCAGTTCGCTTGGAACTGGTTACTGGAACGGAACGACAGCCGTCGTCGGATTTTTAAGTTCTAAATCACAAATGAGAACGACGCCAACCTTAATTTATAGTCAGGCAAGCGATTTAGAAGCGCTACAAGTCGGAACCTCTTGGAACGCCGTTAGTGCTGTAACGTTAACGGCAGAAGCCAATGCTTATGAATCGGGATTTCAAGTAACAACTACGGGCGGCACAAACGGTCAAGCAGCAAACTTACGTCTTAAAGCATTATCAACGGCTTACATCGGATTGGTGGCGGAACTATGACAAAAAAATATGAGTTTCAATATGACGGTAATGGTGAAAAGTGTGCGATTACTATCGTGGGCGAAAACATCAGTATCCCATTTGACCCAGCAAACTCAGATTATCAAGCTTATTTGGAATCGCTAAATGATTCTAAAGAGCTATAACGGTTGGACGGCTTCTAAAGATCAAGCCGAAATTGGAATCAAGTCTTACCCGATACCGGGCACTAATCTAAAGATTCGCTGCGCGGAAGCTGTCGCACCTTTGATCGTGGGATTCTGTACCGAATTTAACGAATTAATCGAACCAATCGACGGCGGGCAGCTTGACGACTGGGGATACAATTTTCGTTTAGTTAGAGGGTCAGCTGATCGTTTAAGCAATCACGCGTCGGGAACGGCGATCGATATAAACAGTCGCGTTCATGTTTTGGGCAAAATCGGCACATTTCCAGTCGAAAAAGTGCCAATGATCCGGGCGCTGGCTAAGAAGTACGGCTTATTTTGGGGCGGCGACTATAAGAACAGAGCCGACGAGCAGCATTTCGAAATCAACGTAAGCCCAAAAAGAGTCTCAGAGCTAATCAAGGCGCTGGGGTTAGGAGAAAAGTAATGAAAGAGCTAAAGGCTATGGCTGCTAGTTATGGACGATCAGCGCTCGCGGGAGCGTTAGCCGTTTTCATGACAGGCGAGACCGATCCCAAAAAATTGGCGTATGGGTTTCTCGCTGGCGTCGTTCCGCTACTAATGCGTTACCTGAATCCTAAAGACGTTACGTTCGGGGCTAAGGCTAAGTGAACGCTAACGACTGGGCTGCTATGGGCGTGGCTATGGTCACGCTCTTAGTGGCATTTACAGGGGTTATTCGACACCTAGTTAAATACTACCTAAGCGAGCTAAAGCCTAATTCGGGGGCAAGCGTAAAGGATCAGGTAAGCCGACTAGAAAAGCGTGTAGATGAGATTTACACTTTGCTCATAAGCAATTCGACACGCCGCTAATTAGGCGTAAGGCTTGTAATTGTCAGACATTTAGTTCACCCTATAACTAGGGAGCGAATAGGTCGCACCCGGAATCGGGAGCTAAAATGTTTACAGTATTGGAATTAGCGGGAGCTGTTATTCTCGCAAGTATTGGCTGGTTTCTAGTCGGCTGGTCTATTGGGTTTAAAGAGGGCGTAAAAGACGGCTTTAACCGCGGTCGAGCAGCTGGGCTTCGTTGGGCAACAGATCGCGTGAGAAACTCATAATGGCAATCCCATTAGAGGGCTACGAATCCGTAGCCGAACGCATAGAAAAATTCTGGGCTAAATATCCAAATGGTCGAATCGACGTAAAGATCGTATTTCAGGACGGAACTCGATATATCGTCCAGACTGACATTTACAAGGAAATAACCGACGCTTTACCTTTCGCTACAGATTTTGCTGAGGAAATCAGATCAAACGCTAATCGCTTTCCGCTTGAGAATTGTTCGACGTCAAGTATAGGTCGAAGTCTCCACACAGGCGGATTATCTAAATTTAGCGAGAATCAGAATCGCCCATCGTTTGAGGAAATGAAGCGAATCGAGCGACCAGTCACGACAGCACCTAAGCAAGAGCTACCTAACGGCTCTTATGATCCATGGGATATGACTCAAGCGGTCGCTGAGATTGGCGGGATACTTACTGGGCGACTCTGTTCTCATGGCGTAATGATTCGCAAAGAGGGCGTTACCAAAGCGGGCAAAAATTACAAGGGTTGGGTATGCCCAGAAAATAACCGGGCATGTGCGATATGGGAATAACAAAGATAACGCTAACGACAGATGAGGAAATCCAAGCAGCTGCGGCGGCTTTCTTATGCGAGTCCAAAGGCGTAGAAAATTACTATTTCCATGATCAGACAGCTCGAGGCAATATCCACGAGTCGATTCGGCGTACAGCTGAGGCGCTAGGTGCTGAGATAGCAGCTGCTAAATGGTTTGGCATTAAAGACTTTAAGCTCGAGCTAGATAAGTTTAAGATTCGTGCCGACGTAGGAAACCGAATTGAAGTCAAGCATACGAAATGGCTAGATGGACACTTAATCCTGCGCGAGCGCGATCGAGTCGAGGACTTAGCTGTGCTAGTGGTAGGCGAATCACCGACTTATTACGTCAAGGGCTGGATTCCAATTCGAGCAGCTAAAACAAGTCGTTTTAAGCATGACAAGGACAATTCGTGGTGGGTAAGCCAACATAATCTAAATTCTATGGAGAATCTCAAGGAGTCCAACTATGGAGAAATTGAAATTTGAGTGTCGTCGCTGTAAGCGCGAAACGTTACAAGTCGAACGCATAGTTACCGACTTACTTCCGCCGGGCGTTAAGACGCTCGAGTGTACGGTTTGCGGCACTATGGGCGTGTGCCTAGTCGGGAGCGATAATGCCTAGTTATCTATATCGCTGCGATCAATGCGGCGGCGAACTCGAAATGAATCACCCAATTAGCACGCATGGAGATACGTCGCCTTTATGCTGTAGCTACCCAATGATTCGTGTATTTAGCGCACCCAGTATCGTCTTTAAGGGTACTGGTTGGGGCGGTTCTAAATGACTCCCGAATACCGAGCCAGCTCCTCAACTCATCTATCGACATGCTGTAATGAAATCCAATTTACCTATAGCTGTTATATATGTGACGAAAAAATTGACTGCCAATTATGTAATCCTGATAGTCATAAATGCCATGAATAGTTATCCACAGTTACAGAAAGTTATCCACACCCTGTTGAACACGCCCAAGAATACGCTCAGACTTGCGCAGTATTTGACATATCTTGTACGCTCGAGGAACTCTGGTAGAGCCGCAACGCGGATAGCTCGAACAGGGGTTATCGTGCTATCGGCATACCTATGTCTAGCGGTCTCTACACCTAAATCAATGGCAATAGATACGCAATCATCTAAAGATAATTTCAAGTTATATTTACATACTAGAGTTATCAAAGATAAGCAATACCAATGTGCTTATGCGTTATATATGTCAGAATCTAAATTCGATTCTCGAGCTAAGAACGGTAGTCATTACGGAATACCACAGCTGCGTAATGCCAAGCTAAAGAACTTAGATGGTTACACCCAGATAGATTGGGGTATCCGGTACATCAAGGCTAGATATAAAAGCGATTGGTGCGTAGCATGGAAACACTTTAAAGACAAGGGGTGGCATTGATGGCTTCAGCTGTGGATAATGGATCATCGAGTCAATGGAAAAAGATAAGAGAACGTATACTGAGACGAGATAGTTACTGCTGTCAACAATGCGGACAAGATAATGGAAAGTTACATATTGACCATATAATTCCAAGACGTCTCGGGGGTGGCGATAGTGACAGCAATTTACAAACTTTATGCCAAAAGTGTAATTTATCGAAAGGTTGGCGTTTTTTTAGTATAGGTAATACACAGATCGGAAGAG